ATGTCTTAAACATTTTTTATGAAAAAGCTAATATATTAGAATTTCCTGAGTTTAATGGAGAGAATGGAACATTCAAAATAGAAATTATGGGAACAACAAAAAGTAATTTAAATATTATGATAGATAGGGTTGAAAAAACTAAAAAGAAATCACAACATTTAACAGGAATTACTTTCAAAAATAATTCCATATCACCTTTATATGTTGCAACACACATGAGATATGGAACAAGAGTAGTATTATATCCACAACAAGACTATTTTTATCTTAATAATTTAAATTTAGTAAATAAAACTGGAAAATATATTTTTGAAAAAAGGGGTGTTAATAATGGCTGAATTTAATAGTCACATAATAACAAATGCTGGAAGAAATCTTTTAGCAAGAGCATTAGCAGGAGAAGGAAAAGTTATATTCACTAAGGCAGCATTTGGAGATCAAAAACATTCAGGAAACTTAAGAGAAGTTACTGAATTAAAAAATAAAAAGCTAGATTTAAATGTTATGAATATAAGAAATGATAATGGTACTGCTGTTTTAACAGTACAAATATCAAATCAAAATGTAGATCAATCATTTCAAACAGAAGAGTTTGGGGTTTATGCCAAAATAGAAAATGATGTATCAGAAGTTCTTTATTCTTATACAACTGCTGTATCAGCTGATACTTTTCCAAATAATAGGTTAGGAAAAACATATGAATCTATACAAGATATATACATGGCAATTTCTAGTGATGTAGAAGCTGAAATATATGTAAGAGATGGAGTTATTTATTTAACAAGAGATATAGCTAATCAGGTTTATACAGAAACTGGAATCACAGCAGTTGGTACATTAAAAGGAAGAAGTAATTTGGAAGAAAATAAACAGTATCTAGCTGATAATGGACATTGGTATAAAAATATTGGTGGAAATAGAAGTTGGAATTCTTTAGGAACACCAGATGAACAATTAATTCCAATTACATGGGAATATTTATATAAAAGTTTAAATACAAAAGAAGGACAATTAATTCAAAATTTAAATGGACTTTTAGGAAAAAATAATGGTCAATTTCCAGTAGACCAGGCAGTTGAAGGAAATGTTTACTATTTTCCAGCTAATCAAAAATACTATTACTGTTTAAAAAGCCAAAGCGGTAGAACAAGTGTTCCAAATGCTGACTTTGAAGAGATGTCAATTTGGGCTAATAAGAAGAAATTGGAAAATCTATTCAAAATACAGACTTATACATATAATAATACATCTGATGTTAGGTCAGATATGTATATAGATTATAGAATTTTAAAGATAATGAATATATGTATCTTAGAGATTAAATTTTCTAGAGTTGGAGCAGCAAATGTGCTGTATAATACAACAGATTTACCTTTGGAATTTAGACCAAAGACAGATGTACACATGTCTGGAGTATCTAAGCACTCAGAATCAATGGACTACCATTGGATTAGACTAACTCCACAAGGTAAATTCTATACACATAATTTTTCTAACGGGACATTTAGAAACTTACAAACTACAATAGTTTATGAGTGTGCTAATTAACTTAAATAAGCAACAATCACTTGCAATTGATTAAGTGGATAGTTTTTTCCATTTCCAAATGCTCCAACTCTTAATGTTTTTGCTTTAATATCTAAGTTACAGTATTCTCCCCAATTTCCTTGGTTTACATTAGTCACAGATATAACTTTATTTACATCTATATAGGAAGGTAATGGGGCATACCATTCTGTTATATTTAATCCAGCTATGTAATCTAATAAATTAGTCATTTGAATAACTTCTACTTTGATTAGATTTTCCATTCTTATTGGAAAATTTATTTAAATCTAAAACTACTAGAGATTGTAACGTAGTGCACAATGACTGCATTGTGTCTTTCGAAAGTTGGTCTGGATTTTTAATGAATAACAGACCAATTGGAGATACAAATAATTTTGGAATGCTTATAACATTTAACTATGCTAGAAAAATTCAACTGTATATAAGTGGTGGATCTATGTATACTCGTGTAAATCAAGGGGCAGAAGATTATTATAGCTGGAGCCCTTGGGTAAAATGTAGTAATTAGTATATCCCAAATATATTAACTTTAATAACTCCTTTATCTACGGCAGTTCCACCCATTATAATATTTCCGTTTTTATTTATATCAACAGCATATAATCCGAAAGGATGGTAATTGTCATTGTACGAAAAACCTACTGTGGAATTTACAGTAAAAACATATCTTTGATGACTTATTTGGTTTGGAATGTTTGAAATAATTAATTCTACTTTCCAAAATTTGTAATCTTTAAGAGCATCAATTTTTGTACTTTTTGTTATATTTGTTCCCAACTCTATTACGTTTGTGTATAAATTTTCCAGACTATTAATTTTATATAATATCTATATCAATTTTTTGGAGGGATATTATGAATTTAGTAGTATTAGAAAATTTTAAAAAGGAAAATGTAGAAATTTACTTAGAATATCTTAACAGTTGCAAAAGTAGCAACTGGGAGACATGGGAAACAACTTATAAAACATATTGTAATAATTTTAAGTTGTTCCTAGTATGGTTTCAAAAAGCTTATAAAAATAGATTACTTCTTAGTAAGGATACACTTTTAGAAATGCCAACAATAATAGAAAGTTATAGAAATTATTGTAGAAACTTAGGAAATTCTAAAAGGACACTAATGAATAAAACTACATCTATATCTACGTTTTATGCTTGGTGTGTTAGAAGAAATAAAATTAAGTATCATCCTTTCGATTCTAAACTAGATAAGTTAAGATTTACAGAGAAGGACAAGGTTAGAAATAGTTATTTTCTTACAACAGAGCAAATTCTGACAGTTAGATTATACATGCAAGTAGAATCTAAAAAATATGACTTGCAAGACAGGATATTATGGGAATTGTTCTTAGATAGTGCTTGTCGGATTAGTGCTATTCAGAATTTAAAAATGGAACAACTGGACTTAGAAAATGGGTATTTTAGAGATGTTAAGGAAAAGGAAGGCTATATAGTTAATGCTTTCTTTTTCCAAAAATGCAAGGAATTAATAAAAGAATGGATACAGTACAGAGAAGAAAATGGGATAGATATAGATTGGTTTTTTGTTACAAAATATGGAAAAATCTATAGGCAAATGACCCAAGGAGCAATTAGAAACAGGATTAGAAAACTAGGAAAAATTTTAGGAATAGAGGATCTATATCCCCACACATTAAGAAAAACTAGCATTAATTTAATAAATAATTTAGCTGGACTAGGATTAGCTTCAAGTTATGCTAATCATTCTAGCAGTGGTGTAACAAGTAAACACTATATTCAAAAAGTAAGTGCTACTGAAATAAGAAATACTCTTATTGTAGCAAGGAAAAAATTAGGTATTTTTTAATAAAAAAGTATAGAGATTTTTAAATTTATAAAGAATTTAAGGTTTAATTTTGTAGTTTTGAGCTTCTTTTTATATTTTTTCTTAAATATAATTTCTAAGAATTTTATATTTAAGACACTCAAAACAGCATTTTAAATTATAAAAAACTGAATAAATTTAAAAATCTATACAAAATGAAAGGAGAAAAAATATGTTCTATATATACACAAAAACTAAGAGGGCAGAGGTAAAGTTTTCAGTTAATCTAACTGCAGAAGAAGTTAGAGACTATATGAATAATAATTTATTTTTAGATTATCCTGACCTTAATAAAGATGACTATATTATAGTTGAAAGTAATGAAGCTTTTAAAAATCCAACTTATGATCCTTCAACTAATATGATAAGAGAAATGTCAAGAGAAGAACTAATTGAAGAAGGAATAGAAGTTCAATTAGAACCAGGAGAAGTTGTAAGAGACAAAAAAATTGTGAAAATCCCTAAACCAAATAAAAATGAAAAGTATTTAACTTGGAATAGAGATTCTGCTGTATGGGAATACGATTCAAAAAGAGAAAAAGATGACTATTTTAATTTAGTAGATCAGTTAAAAAATGAAGCATTAGAATATGGCTTTGACTACAAAGAACATAGACAAAAATTAAGAATAAAAGATTTAATATATATGGAAATATCAATTAAATCATTAGAAATAGGAAAAAAGAAAACTAAAAAAGACTTAAAATCTACTTGGTATTTTCAAGATGGATTTGGAATGCCAATGTCAATAGAAGATTTAGAGGATATGATGTTCTCTGGAACAATGTTTATACAGTCAATTTTTAATGCTGAAAGCTTTTTCAAAAAAGAGATTGAAGCTAAAGAATTAACAATAACAGAATTTAAAAATAAAGTAAATGAATTACATAAATTAGTTATGAAAGCAGTAGGAGGCAAAGAATGAAAGTAGCACTAATTATTGGACATAATAAAAGATCTGAAGGAGCTTATTCACAAATAGTTGGTAGTGAATATGGTTATTGGAAAAGAGTAGCTGAAAAAATAAAAACAGTTATACCTGATTTAGTTGATGTATATGAAAGAGAACCTAATCAATATTACACAAGAGAAATGTATAAAGTTTTAGAACAATTAAATGCTAATGATTATAAGTTATGCATTGAACTTCATTTTAATGCTGTTGAAAATAAAATGGCGAATGGCTGTGAGTGCTTAGTTTACTATAAGAACAATAAAGCTAAAGAGTTAGCAATTAATTTTATGGCAAGATTACAAAATGTATTTGGAAGCAAAATAAGAGGTAATCATGGAATAATAGAAGTTAAGGATAGCAATGTTAGAGGAGGCTATGGAATATGTAAAAGTAAAGATACTTACATACTTGTAGAACCTTTTTTCGGAACAAATAATGATGAAGCATTAAAGTTTTCTATAGAAAGTGATGTTGTAAATGTTTTTGTGAATTTTATTAAAGAAATCTAGGAGGATAATATGGCAATATTAGATAAAACTTTAGAAATAGTAAATAAATTTGTCCCTGACAAAAATGCACAAGCAGAACTTGAAAAAGAATTAAGAAGATTAGATATTGAAGATGCTAAAACTAAGCAAAAACTTTTTGAAAAGATAATACCTATAACTTTTCCATTATGTGTTTGGATTGGATGTGCTTGGTGTGCTTGGGGGCTTATATTATCAATTTTGGCTTTTATTTTAGAAAGAAGATATATATTCTTTGAAGTAAATGTTCCTACATTTTTAATAATGTGTTGTGGAATGTTTGGTGCAGGATTATGGGGTAAAAAGAATATAGGTGAATATTTTAAAGGAAAAAATAATAAAGGGGATGAAGAATGAAACAAATAATTTTTCTATTATTAATGTCATTTTTTATTAAAGGTTGTGCTAATAGTGATCCTGGAACAACTGTAGTTGATATCCCTCTTAAAGTAGAAAATATATCTAAGGAACAATTAGAAGAAACAGTAAAAGATAAAACAGTAACAGTTGAAAAAGTGGGAAAAAAGAAATTTATAAGAAAAAAAGTTATAGAAGCACAATACACAGAATATATTTTTAAATAGGGGGAAGAGACATGACAGTAGAATTTTTAGAAATTATTGCAAAAATCTGTGCATATGCGATAGCTTTTTTTATCTGGCTAATTGGAGGATGGGATACTCTCTCGCAAGTATTATTTGGATTAATGTTTTTAGATTTTTTAAGTGGAATGTTTGTTGGCTACAAAACACAAAATCTTAATTCTAAAAGAGCTTTTAAAGGTTTAAGAAAAAAGCTCTTAATCTTAGTTATATTGTGTGGTGCTTCTTTGATGCATAAATTAGTTCCAGAACTAGCTTTTAGAACTTTAGTAGGATTATTTTATTGTGCTAATGAATTAATAAGTATAGCAGAAAATGGAGCAAGAGCAGGATTACCTATTCCACAAAAATTAAAAGCAGCTCTTGAGCAGTGTAAAGGAGATAAGTGTAATACAGATTCTTTAAAAGATAAAGAAAAAAATATAAAACCTGAAGATATAAAGCAAGAAGATTTTGATAATGAAATTAAATGAACTTAAAGGGTAGGACTTTCCTACTCCTTTTTTTATAAAAAAATATTTTAAAGGTTCAAAAAAATATCTTGACTTTTTTGAACCTTTAAAGTATAATAGATACATAAGGAGGTGAGAAGATGTCCACTTTAAAGGAGATATTGGAGATAATCTTTTATATCTTATCCATCATTGTTCTTATTAGGCAATTGAGAAAATAAGATATAACAAGAGAAAGGAGGTTTGAGAGTAATCTCACTCCTCCACTCTCCCCTATCTTCCTTTAAAAATAAAAGAAAAAGGAGGGATAAAATGGAAGTATTAAGAGCTATAAATGACATATTACAACCAATAACATTAATACTAGTTATAATTGTATTAATAAAACTAAATAAAAAGAAATAAGCCCTCTTAGTTAAACTAAGAAGGCTCAAAAATGTCCACTTTAAATTTGTAATTAATTATAACATTTATAATAACTAAAATCAAGGGAGAAATTATGAAAGATAAAAAAAAGATAGGAAGACCTCCAGCAAAAGATCCTATCAATCATAGTATAAAAATAGGATTGAATGAAGAATTATATGATAAAGTTATTGAATATAGTAATAAAAATGGTGATTCAATAGCAGAAATAGTGAGAGAGGCTTTGAAAATATTTTTTAAAAAATAAGGAGTTGTTAAATATGAAATATAGATTTCAAAAATTTAGTTTAGAAGATTTAGAAAGAGAAATACCAGCTATTTTAAAGAGTGAAAATGGTAATTTAGGAAACTATAAAAATGAACATTATTTATACTGGATAAGACCTAATACTGACTACTTTGTAAATATTGCATTAAATGATAATGAAGCTAAGGAAGCTAATTTATTTAAAAAAGAAGATCTAAAAGCTTGGGATAAATTTTTTCTAGAATTTTTAGGCAAAAAGTGGGATAAAAATATATACTATATTGGGTTTGGAGATAGTATAAGAACAAAAAAACTTGGAAATGGGAAAATTATTAAGTTTATTCAAAGAGAATATTTTATAACAGATAAGGATATTCATAATTTACAAAATTATTCTTTAATTTAAAAAATAAAGATTATAAAAAAAGCTAATATATTTCAATTAGTTTTAGATGATAAAGAAGCATTGGATGCGAATTTAATGCTAGGATATTATTATAAGGAACAAGCATAGAAGCAGGATCTTATTCCTGCTTTTTTATAATTGAAAAATAAAAAAAGATATAAAAATATCTTGCCTTTTTCTAAATATATAAAGTATAATAAACATATAATAGTTAAAGTTAGTAACTTAAGATATTAGCGTGAGTGAAAGAAGGATAAAAAAGATTTTTTTGAAAAATTTATAATAAACAAAAGATGACGATAGCTACAAAAAAAGATTAAAAAATTAAAAATTATCAAAAAATATATAATATAATACAGTTCAAATCCCTCTCTCACCGCCATATTATTAATAGTAGTTAGGT